GGGGATCGACAGTGACATAAGTACCGCGCAAGCGAATGATTCGCTCTTTCTGCTGGTACTTGCTGACCAAGTGCATGATGCCTTCAAACAGCTCTTTCACACCTGATTCGGCAAAGATACGGGCGATCAGCTCAATCTTGCCAGAGCCAGCTTGCTGCATGGATGCCACGGCTGCGGCAGTCACGTTCTGCAAGATGTTGGGGTCAAGACCTTGGGACAACTCAGTCACGCCTGTGCGCTTGGCCTGAACAGAGTCCAAGTATTGCAGCATTGGGAACGATTGCTGTGCCATGTTCTGCACAACCAACTGCTGGACAGCGCCGGGAGACTTGGTGCGAATAACGCCACCAGCGGTAGATGTCAGCAAATCGTCAAGGTTGACTTGGCCTTCAACAGCGGTGACTCGGCTGTTATTGGTCAAATACATATTGTCCAGCATCTGACGGGTAACAGTTGTCTTTATCAGTTGCAAGTCAACAGTGCGGTCAGCCAGCGAGTTGCCAAAGAACTTGTGCGGGATTGGCAGAGGGCAAACAGAGTAAAACGGCACATAGTCCGTTTCTTCATCACTCAGAATGTCATTGCCAGCGTAGAAGACTTGGTGCAACTCAGCGATACCATCTTCATCGGCATCGTAATAAATGTAGCACTCAAAGACTTCAATCTCTTGCATTGAAGAGTCGCTTGGCTCTGTGTCGTATGGCTGTTCACCGGGGGAGAATCGGGCCACACGTTCAGGCGTGTAAGCCAAAGCATCGCCTGTTGGCAAGCTGTTCACGATTTTTTCGTCAAAGCCCATTGCGATCAGTTCGCTGCGGGTAATCATTCGGCGGTGTGCAACGAAAGGAGAATCCTTCACAGTGCGGCCAGCCTTTGCCATCAGGAACTCTTCAGGCGGGATGTTGGAAATCTTGACCTTGCCTGACTTCTCCACCTTTTTGATGGTGACATCATGGATGCCATAAGTGGCAGCAACGCCCATCTCATCAAAGACAGGATTGCCCATCGGGTCAACAATTGGATTGGTTACAGTGTCTTGCTCAACGACTTCAATGCTTTCATCTTGAAGCATCATTGCCAGTTCGTCATCAGACAGACCTTCGTAAGTCTCTTTGGTAACGTCTTCTTTGTCTTCCCAGACAGCTTTGACAATGCCGTTCTTTTGCAGCAACGCATCAAAGAACCAGTCATGCATGATGATGACACCGGGATTGTCTTTGAGGAAGATGTGGTTTAGGTAGTCTGTCGCTTGCTTTGCACCAGCCTCATCGCCGGGGCCAACAGGGTCAGCCACCACGATTTCGTCAGAGCCGGTGAAGATGCGGATCAGTGCTGGCAAAGCGCCATCAATAGCCTCTGCAACTTCACCAGTAACGATTGAAGACTTGCCTTCTACTTCGTTTCCGTAGGGCTGACGCAAATAGGCTTGCAAAGCCTGTTTACGCATTTCAACTGTTTCGCTTTCAATGAATCCAATGGAGTCATCAATCGCGGCTTGAACCGCAGCTTTAAGTTCGTTCTGGCTCATCTTTGACCTTTGCTGGTCGCCCGACCTTTGGGCGTTCGGCTAATTGTAACGCTATGCGCTGCCAATGAGCAATGGAAGCAGCCCCCATCTTTCTTTTTGCTTCTTCAGTGTGTTTAAAGCCTTTTTTGCTTTCGGACATCTTTTTTTTAGTTTCGTCAGACAGCTTGCGCCCAAGACTTAACTTTGAAAATTTTTCTCGGTTTTCTTTTGATCCGTTGACTTGTGCAATTTTTTGCTTATGGCCATCAGACTTTGGCACTCCAATTCGGCTGTTGGACATCTTCAATTTTGTTTCTTCTGAAATAACTTTTTTTATGCTTCCACCATAGGTTAAGTTATAGCCATTTAAAACTGAATCATATTTACTTATCCAATGTCTTTCTTTTTCCTCAAAGAAATCCTTGTCGCAAAGTTCAATAATTGAAAATTCAAAGTTTTCAACGCCGTATTTTTTTATGGCGCGCGTGATTCTTGAGGCAACTTCTTTGTTTTTTGCCCAATATTTGTGCTGCCTCCATCGAGAGTAAATGTTTATAGACACCCCAACATAACACTTCTCATCTAGCTTATTCTGAATTAGATAGACTCCCGATAGTCTTTTGTCCATTAGCCTTCTCCTTTGGTGGTCTGCCTATTCTAGCATTTTTTTCTTGTAACTGCTTTACCACATTTTCAAGCATTTCCACCCGCTTTTCAAGTTCGTCAACCCGCTTGGCATTAGAAATATCACCTTGTCGCATCATAAACATTTAGACCACCCACTTTGCTGGTTTGTTGATAGATTTGCCCCAAGTCCCGACATTCTCGTCAAGGCCCACGGCCACATAACGCCAAGCATCGGCAGCGTGTGAGTGCTGGTCGTGCAGTGGCTTGTTGCTGAACATCTTAGTGTTCGGGTCAACGTCATAGCGGTAATGGCGCAAGTTCTGCAAGCCATCAGCGCATCTTGTCTCGTCAAAGAATGCTCGGTTCATCAGCGTTCTGGCTGCGTTGATACCGTCAGCAACAGACAGCTTTGGCGTGATTCGGATAGGTTTACCCATGCCCTCAAGAATATCCTTGACAGACTTGCCCGTCATATTCTTATGCTCGGCATCGTGCGGCAGCCACCAATCCTTGTAGATGTAGCCCTTGTCCTGCAAGACCTGAGCGTAGTGGTCAATGGTTTTCTGGCAGTTCTGGTAGAAGTCGATCACCCTGACCTCACCACCGGCAATCACCTGAACGAACCAGATTGAGGTCATGTCAGCCCATCCCAAGTCCCAAAAGGTCTGCACAGGGATTGACTTGTCAATAATCAGCTCACGCACCCGGTTGTCCTCTTGAGCCTTCCTCAGTTCGTTGGCGTACACAGCGCCATCCAGCATCTGGCGGGTATGCCCTTCCCAGACGTTCAGGTAAGAATCCACGTTCTTGGCCTTCAGGTCTTCCAGTTCATCCTTCAGGACTTGAGGAAACCACGGGTTGTCTGACCAGTTGACCTTGGCGATCTTTGCGCTTGCAGGAGGGTTGACCACAAACCGCTTGTAAGTCTCGTCTGTGTCCAAGTCAGGGTTAAAAGTCACCCATATCTCAGAGTCAGGCTTTCGGATGGTTGGGATCAAAGTCTCCCACGACACCTTAGATACCGCTTGGCCTTCTTCTATCCAGCAGATGTCCACACCCTCAAAGGACTTGATTGAGGTGACGTTGTGCTTCAGGCCAGCAAAGCTGAACTCAGACCCGTTCTTACCGTAGATGGCTGTGCGCTGTACGTCAAAGAAGGACTCCAGATTCATTGCTTTGATCTGGTCGCCCAACAGAGCAATCACAGAGTCAGAGATACTGTTCTGCAACTCACGGGCGCAAAGAATGCGGGTTTGCTTTTGAACAGCAATGGCGATCAATGCTCGGGCCACCGACCAAGACTTAGCAGACCCACGGCCACCATAAAGAATCTTGTATCGGTGCGGCTCAAACAGGAATCCCAACTTTTCAGGGAAGTCCAGTTCAAGATTCATTCGGCTTGACCAACTTGATTTGGATGCCCGAAACCTCTACTGGCCCACCACCGTCACCAGTCATCTCAGTTCGGTTCAGCTTTGGAGTGGCGTATTCAGCCATCTGAGCCAGAAGTGTCAAAGCGCCCTTGGGATCTGCTTTCAGTTCTTTCTCGACACTTCCCTCGGCAACCTCTATAAGCCACTTAGAGACATTTTCAGCGTTATCCTCTAGCAACCTACTGACAGTCTCTCTAAACGTCTTGGTGGCCTTGTTAAGAGAGCCGGGAGGCCTTCCTCGGCCTTTACGCTCTTCAAAGCCAGAATTTTCGTTCCCTAATTTATTCATCTTGGTTTGACTCCCGTAGGTTGGTCAATGTTGCGCGCAATCCTTTGCGCTGTTAACGATTGCATCAAAATCAAGCCCAAGGAACCATTCCCTAGCTCTTACTTCTGTGCACGATTGTAGGCAAATAGATATTAAACGCTTTTCAGCTTTTTTAACATCCACATGGCACTCAAGAGAAAAAATCTTTGTTAGCTTCCATCCAGCGATCTCACCAAGCTGCCTGTGTACTTTTATCCTTTGTTCAGGAGAGTACCCTCTACCAACTTTGATGATGCCGCTATCAAATTCAATAACATATAGAGACTCTTTTTTGCCTCTAACAAATGTATCAAACTCCATTACGTTGGCTTGCCTTTAGTGCAGACTCACATCTGCGGGTTAATCTAGCAATCCACCGTTGCGTTTAAGGATTGTAAGCATATCTTCGTTGCCGGGGAAGACAACAAAGTTTGATGTTCCGGGAATAATTTGAGTGCCAAAGCCTTTTTCAATCTGTTCGGCGGCATAGTCTTTTGCTTGTTGCTCAGTCATAAAGGAGACTGGATCACCGTATGGATTTCCTTTTACTGTGTTCTGCACTGTAAAGTTTGATCGGCTACCTTGATCCAAAAACTTAATTCCCGGAACTCCTTGTGCCCTCAAGAACTCAGAAGCATCTGCTGCGGGATTAGGACTTCCTAAGTTTTGGAATTCTCGCGTCAACTCTTTGTAAAGTAATTCACCAGAAGTGCCAGTTGATCCAGACCCAAACTTTTCCATAGCTGCTTGGCTTACTCGACTCCTGATTGTTTCGTCTACTGGATTGTCATAGTCAAGCATCCGAGCGATTTGCTCATCAGGAAGGTCAATCTCGTAAAGCGCCCCTTTATTTTCAGGCACTCCAGCTTTCATATCTTGCAAGTCTTGTAAATTCTTTTTAGATATTTTCAAAAAAGAATTTGCCTTGTCTAGCGGCACATTTTCTGCACGTTGTTTAATTAAGTTCTCATAATGAGTAACTCTTTTTTGAGCCTCAGAAATGGCGTCATCAAGTTGACCGAATTGAGAAACCAGCCTTTTTGCTCCGCCTGTGCTTGATAGCTTTTCTTGGTATTCACGCGCCACACTTGGAGATTCAGCTACATAGTGACCGTAACCAAAAGCCTGTGCGCCCTCACCAGAGCCGATCTTGGTGCGGTCAAAGCGGTTGAACTTGGCTGGGCTACCGTGAAACACAGTCAAACCCATAGGGTTGTAGCCTTCAGCCATCAGACCAGCCAAACGCTGCGTTGCTGGCCCGTAGTCCATGCCTTCTCTTGCGGCAGCAGAGGTCATCTCATTGAGGTTACGCGCCCTGTCGTTGATGTTGCCAACAAACTGCTGTGCGCTTAACAGTGGATTACCAAGCAAATCGGTCAGCTTACGCTTTGCAACATTGCCAGCACTGAAGATTTCACCAAGCAAGCCAGCCATGTTTACTTCTTCTTTGCCTTGTTGGTTGCTGTACGGCCACCGCGCATCGGCATCTCACGCTTTGGCTCTGGCTTGGCCTTCTTTGGCTTAGTCATCATCATTGCCATCTTTTCAGCAGCGTTACCGTAGTTCATTTTTTGCCTTTCGGTTTGGAGAATTTCATAAGCATTGATTGGTAGCCCTTAGACTCAGCCTGTTTTTTGGCTTGTTCGGCCAGCTTCTTGGCTTGCTTGGGGTTTGGCATTTGCTGGTTGGTCGTGCCCATCATTCATCCCCTTGTGAAGATTCCCAGCGTTTGCAAGTCTTGCCTTCGCCACAGACGAACTCAAACTTCTTGCAATAGATAGCCATGTCGCCGTACATCTCTTTGGTTTCTGGGCTGTCATCGCCGTATTCGCAATTACTGCACAGCTTGCGCTTGGCCTGATCTGGAGCAATGCGCCAATGATTGGCAAGGTCGCGCCAGAAGTCGCTGGAAGGCTTGCTTGGGTCTTTTGGACCGTACATTTGCGCTTCTTCCATGTATTTGACGGTCTTGGCGTTCTCAGCCTCGTCAAATTTAGACTCTTCAGCTTCCTCAATCTCGATTGAGATTTCCAGTTCTGTACCAAGCAATCCAGCCATAGTGTTCTCCAGTTACCCGAATTTTACAACACTAGCACAGATTTGGCGAGTTGTGTATTAGGGTTTGTCCTAATGGATTTTCCTGTGGACAAGTAGATAATTGAGTCATCAACAACACAACGGAGCGACACAATGTTTCATCTTTACATCAACGGCAACTTTTACAAAGCATACAAAACGCGCGGCGCTGCTCAAGGTGCTTTTGCAAAAATGTACGCAATTCGCCACAAAGCAGACTGGAAAATTGTTGAAATTGCAGCTTAAATTTAACGGGGCTTCGGCCCCATCAAAGGAATCACCATGAGCAAAGAAACAATCGCAGACATCACATTGGCAATCGGTCTTGGTATCACGCTGGCAGCATTTGCTCTGGCTTACTTTGACGTTCTTGTTTAACAATCGGTCTTGCCCTCTTGAGGATGATCTGCTTTGTTACAAAGTCGGTCATCTTCTCCAGCATGGATACCGTTGACTCTTCAAGTTGGCGGTCATGTATTTCCATAGCCAAATTCACGGCTTGCATCTCTGGGCCACGGAATAAGAACTTCTCCGTATTCACGCCTCTTTGTGCCATGTGATACAGCGCATCTTGTGCTTCGTTAATCTCTGGCAACCAATCTTTTCCTTTTCCGTGAACGGCGTATGCCTCACACATATTAAGTGCGGCAATCAGGACATCTATCTGATCCCTGTTTCCACGGCCTTGGACAACCTCTGTCAGTGCTGAATGATTCTTGGCCTTCAGGACAACAATAGCGTCACCAACGCTTGATACTGGCTTCATCCCTGCAAGCACCCAATTAACAGCGTCCAAACGGACTCCATTGGGTTTGTATTTGCTTTTCTTCCTCATTTCACTCTGTCCTTGTATGTGTTGTATCGCCATGCAGTGGCTTCTGCGTCTATGCGTTGCCAGATGTCTTCTTTCTCAACTTCGGACATAGAGTTCCACAGAGCCACTTCCATGTATGTGCGTCCACAACCTTTGCAAACTTCGTCATACAAGGTTGTACAGATGGCTATGCAGGGGCTGTCTGGCCTCATATTTGGCCTCTTGCTCAGTGTTCGCTAGAACGCGAACGGATGGCGGCTGCAAATGCTAAGTTTGATGGAATGTGGCCCATGTCTTTCCAAGGCAATTCGTCGCACACCTTTGCACACGCCTCACGCTCTGCCAGTATCGCTGCCTCCAGCCGCTTGATCGCTGCTTCGTGGTACTCAATGATGACCTTGTCGGCTTCGTGTTCTGCTTGCGCGGCCTCACGCTCATCAGCACGAACAAGGGCTTCAAAGGCTTTGAGGTCATCCAAATAAGTACAAGACAAGTAGCATTCCTCAAAATCCCGCAACATTTCAGCTTCGGCTTCGCTTATCCATGCCTCGCGGGCCATGTCTATCGTGTCTCTCATAGCCTTCTCCTTGCTTTGCATTTGTCTTGCTCAGGTTGTGCCAGCTCTTGGCAGTCTGTTGGGTTGTTAGTCCTCGGTGCGTACAGCAGCACCAGCACAGAAGCCACAGCCCAGATAACGATGGCAATGTAGGTGTAGAGATGGGTCTTCATGGCATCTCAGCATCTAAAAATTCTTGTTGCCTTTTATCGTCCATCTCGGCAAATGTTTCAAAGTGGTTTTCTTGGCAGCAGCCAAAACTGGTTTGAGCATTGCCGCAGTAGCAGCAGTAGGCTTGAGAGTCTTCCATAAACTCTTCGCGCAATTGTTCTCTTGTCATACGTTTCTCTGCTCAAAGCTGTAATCAGACATGGCGGCTTCCGCTTCCATCTCCAAAGCTGTCAGTTGTTCTTTGGATAAGATGCCTGTTACATCAGTGCAGTCGTAATAAACAGCGTCAAGACTGGTGTGGATGCTTTCACCGTCTTCGTCAAAATCATGCTCAATCTTCATGACAACAGTGATGATGCCGCCGTTCAAAGTTGTGTTGTACTCAAATTCAGTCATATTGATTCCTTGGTTAATGAGCCTTTATTTTGCTCTTGTAGATTAGCCTTGTGTATTAGGAGAAACCCTCATAAGCGTCCAATCAAGCAATTCTTTTTGCGTGATGCCGTAGTGCTTGACAAACCCTTTGCTTCCAAGACCGTGAAATCCAGTGTTGCCACGGTGGTGTTCAGCGCACAGCGGTATCAAGGTCATGTAGCCGCCTTTACCCCAACCGCCTTCTCTCAAATGGTGAAGTTCTACAGGGGCAGGATCATGGTCGCCATGCAAGTGATGACACAAAGCGCAACCAAGTTCGGCCACGGCTTGCTTGTGGGCTTTTTCATCCTTCGTCATGAAACTCGCCAATGCTTGTGGGCGACCACTCAACATCACGCATATCACCAAATGCATGGGCCAGCGTTATCAGCTCTGCCATCTCTGCCTTGGTCATCTTGCTGGTTGAAGTTCCAAGAACAACAAAGCCACCATCCATGCCGGGAATTGCCCGTTGCTTTTTCAAGCCAGCAGTCAGCAAATCCTTGTATTCTTCTTTGGTCAGCTTCTCGCCATGCCACAGCACTTGCTTTGACAGATCGGTCAGCACAGACCAAAGCAGGGCGTTTTGTTCGGTGCTTCGCTTTTGCTCTTCGATTGTCAGAACCAGCTTGTTACCAGCCAGCAAGAAAGGCTTGGCTTTTTGCCAAACGTCTTTCAGGACAGTGTGCGCCTGTTGCGCGTTGTAGAGCGTGACTTTCATTCCAGCTCCTCCCTCACACAAACATGGACGCTGGCAATCGTGTCGTACCGCTTTGTCACATGAAGGCTGACAACTTGAACGTCATCCTTGTAGACAATCCCGTTCATTGCATCAAGGTACGCTTTTGCCACGTTATCAAGGTCAGGCTTCTTTGGGCGCTCCAAACGGTTTAAACAGGATTCCTTGCGTTTTTTTGAGTAACTGGCGGGGATTGCATGGTTGATGTAGATATAGACCGCTACAGGCGTTTCTAGCGGTATTGCTGGGCACATTGCAGACAATGCTTGGCTGGCAATCAACGCTTCGTAGTCAGAAGTCTTTTTTGGCGTGTAGGTGCGGCCAGTCTTTGTAAACCTTGGGCGTTGTTTTCCAACAGGGTCGCCCTCCACGCTGAAGATTAATTGGAATGTCATTCAAGTTCACCACTTTGTAATTTCTTCATATACTCACGAATCCTCACAACAGCGCCCGTTCCGTAGGTCTTTTCGATCCACTCCATGCGAACAGGCGTTAACACCCTTTGGCCTGTTGATTCGTAAGTCCTGAACAAGACTCGCGCTTCACCAAGCTCAATCATGTATCTGTCACCCTCATTGGATATGGTTTTCCTGCTGTAAGCCATTCGTGATTACCCTAATATCCACAATTTCTCTTGTTTTTTGATTGCGTTGATTTGCGCCAAGTAAGCCAGCGTGAAGTGGACCTGCTTTTCTTTCCAACCAGTAATCTCAACAATCTCACGGCGGGTCAAGCCGCCATGCTCAAGCAATTTCTTCAGTGCGTGTGTTCTTGTCATTGGATAGTTACCCAAACAGTTTTTGGTCTACCGCAGCCACCACGGAACACTTGATCCTTTGGATGTGGGCAGTCTTCAGGAACCTTTACGGCGCAATAAACCTTTTGTAAAGCATTGCGCCTTCCTCTTGTCCATCGGTCAACATAAACGTCAGGCATACCCTTAATCGCGGTTTTGATGTTAGCAATATGGATTCCTAGGGCGTCGGATAGCTCTTGCCTTGTTAGCCCGTCCTCATGGCTTCTAAGGCAATCCCTGATTCTTTGCTGTCGTGTCGGCCTCATACTTTCCTCAGCACAGAGTTGATTTGCTGACGGATGTGGTCAGGCATTGGAGCAGCCCTTTGTCGATCAGCCTCAATCTTCAGCAGGACAGGATCAGGGCCAGTGTTCTTGGCGGGGACTGTTGATCGGGCAACGTCAGCAGCTTGTTGGGCAAAGGTTTGCTTTGGCTTGACCCAATCTGCACGAAACGATTGCCATCCACGAACAACACATTCAGTCAATGCCGCTTCCAATGTCCAGCCAACCTCGTCAGCTTGTTTTTGTATTCCAGCAATTACAGTTTGAGTAACCAAGGCTTTTTTTGCTTTGCGGATTTTTAAGAAATCTTGCCAAACAGAATCAGAAACGCCTTCAGGCGTAGCAACGACAGTTGCTTTCTCTCTCTTTGGTTCTTGGTTAATGGTTATTGGTTTATGGTTAGGTGGCGGTTCGTTAACGGCTTGTTCACGGTTCGTGCTGTTCTGCTTACGCTTCGTTTCACGTTCAACGGCGATTCGTTTGTTTGTGTCAGCTTTTTGATGGTACTCAAGAAGCTCTGCAAGTATGCGATCTTGCACATACTGACCATCTTCACCCAGCTTAAAAAACCGGCTGAGAACAAACTTAACAGCCTCAATCTCTTGCTCAGTGCTTGCCCAAGTCCAATCAATCGCTTGTTCAAGCGTTGGAAAAGACTCACGGTCGTAGCACGAATCAATCAGAAGCGTGTACGCTCCGTGTTGAAGCATTGTCAAACGGCCTGTTTTCTTGGCATAGTCGCCAAGATTTCTCTTGTAGTAGTGCATGATTTCCCGCTTTTTCAAGCCCCTTTGAAGAAACTGCGGCAGGGGAAGGGGTAACCCTTTTCGGTCGGGGAGCAAATCCCAACCTAGCCGTGTTTCACAATACTATATCACTTCTTTAGCGTTTTGCCTATCTCTGCTGCTGCACGGGTAATGGCTCTGCGGGCGGCGGCGTAGGGGTCGTTTTCGTACTTAATTGGTGCGTTTCCATGTCCTGCGCCAACACGATCAAACCCATCGCTTGTCAATGAATAGTGCTCGATCTTTAATTGCAACTTCACCGCCAGTCGTAGCGCATCGCCATCGTCTGTGAGGGGGTTCCAGCAAGAATCACCACCCCGGTCATTGCGAATTACAAAGCCGCCAGTCGTGTGATCTGGCTGACAAATCATTTCATCGACCTCGCCAACGATCTGCATTCCAGCCGCCTTTGCAGCCAGTTCCAATAGTTCTTTGTCAGTCATTTTGCGCCTTTCGGTGGCTTGCCAAAGTATTGTTTGGTTCCGTTGCCATTGTCTTTACGCAGCACCGTCCACATATGCTCACGCTCCAAACGGGCCAGCTTACTGTGGGGGCTGGTTGTCGGAAGGTAACGTGCTATCTCCGCTGCTGTCGCTCCCTCCTTGCGGGACAGGATCAGCTTGAGCCGAGCCATCTGGCCCACTGGTTTTTTCTGGAACATTGTTAACATTTGACTTTCCTTTAGAAAAGATGGTTTCCCATCGGGCTGAAAAATCCTCTGCGGTTACAGAGAAGGGTCTTGGAACTGAACCTTTAGACATAACGAGCAAACTCCTTGTGAATATCTTTTGAAGCCTCAAGATAACACTTGTGAGCGTCATCTTTTTCAACAAATCCACCTAAATATTTCATTTTTTGATTGATCTTTATTTGAGCAATCCACTTTTTTCTTGCTTTGGAAAAGTAAACGCCTTTGTAGCCAGATGAGTTGTTTACTTGTTTCCCTCTGTTCATCCCGTTTTGAGACTTTGTTGCTGCTCTTAAATTTTCTATTTTGTTGTTCAGAGGATTGCAATCAATGTGATCTATGACTTCTGGCAAATATCCATAGTGCATCAAAAAAATAACTCTATGAGCATAAGTTTTATGCCTCAAAAAAGAAACCGAGATGTAGCCGTTTGGAACAATACCACCAGCTTTTTTCCCTTCTTTAGCTTTTTTTGAAATTGTTTTTTTGAAATACAAATCACCATCTCTGTATTCAAAAACTGAATTTACAAGTTCTTGCGTAATCATGTCGCACCTCATCATTGGTGGAAGTCATCACTGAGAGACACTGACAGGACGGTGATGAATCGTCTTTTCCCCCGCTAAAGGTAGTCAGTGTCGCAATCATAACAAACTTTCTATGTTTGCAAAATTATTTCGGCGATCTTTTTAGATTTCGCTTCTTTGGTGTTGCATGGCCTACATGAAAGTAGCCGCAATGAACGCAGCGGTAAGCCTCCATTGGGTTATCACGGCGGCGACCAACGATGACCAGCGCCAGCTCTTTTGTTGGCAGCTTGTCTTTGCCAGCACACTGGCTGCTTGAATCTGTCTTGTATGTCATGCTCGGCTGTAGGCAATGATTTGCACTGTTGAGTTGTAGTTGTTTGGCTTGCCCTTGTTTACCGATGCCGCAAGTTCTGTCTTGTTAAACAAGCCCTTAGCCATTGACAAATCAAAAGCATTGCCCGTTGACTTCTTTGTGCCGCAAGGCCAGAAACCTACAGAGGAAACTTGCTTTTCAGGTTCAGTTGTATATACAAACTTTTTGCCAGTCAAAACAAAAAAGTAATTGTTCTTGCGTGTCTCGCCCATGCGAACAACCTTGTCCAGCTTGATGTACCCATCAGCCAGCAGTTCATCTTTGACCATTGCTGGACTCACGCTAAATCTTTCAACCATGCGGTTTGCAATGATGCGGTGATGGCTTGGGTTTATGCTCAGTTGCTCAAGGTAAAACAACTTAGCGTGTAATTTGCTCAATGTAGATTCTCCTGTTAAAAATATGTTCCAGTGTGACGATCAGAAGTGCTTTGGTAGCAGCCTCCATGTCATCCGGGTTTGTGTATTGCTGAACCAGCGATGTTGCATAGTCTAGCAACGGCTCGACAGCCATACGTTCATGTTGTTCATGTGTGTTCATAGCGCAAAGATTACCTCAAAAAAAAGATGTGTCTATTAGGGTTTGTCCTAATACACATGATTGTTTTTTGGGTTAACAATAGAGGCTCCACAACTTAGGAGAGTCCATGAACACACAAGCCCTCAAACAAGTACGCAGCCTGTTCTGCGTTCAAGGTGTGCCAGTCAGCACACAACGACATAACTGTCGCCAGTGGATCAAGTCTATTCGTTTCCTTGGAGACAAATGGCTGCTTGCAACCAAAGTTGAGCGAGTGAAGTAATGGGGGCCATCATTATTTGGCTGACAGTTGCAGCATGGTTCACGCACATCTTCACTTGCTTTGCACAAGGCTTGTGGGGCTTTTTAATCGCTGGAGCATTGCTGTTCCCGATTGGAATCTTGCATGGTTTTTACCTATGGTTTTTTTAAAGGAATGATATGAAAATCGAATTTACACGCGAAGAAGTTGAGCAAATCATCTTGAATTACGCCAACAAAGCAACTCTTGGTCAAGGCTTTAATACTGTAAGTGGAGCCTCTTACCGCGATCTGCCACCAAGCGTAATTGTTGAAAAGAAAGAGGTGAAGCATGACGGAGAATGATCTGTACGCAATGGGCATGGAAAGCCCAACAGCTTGGGCAAAGATGGAAGAACTCTGCAAAGCGTTTAACATCCCATACCCACCACAATACACCAAGGAATCAAAATGAATGTCTATCAAAAACTCAACGCTGCTCGGGCCAAGTTCCACAGCATCGAACTCAAGAAGTCGGGCCACAACAAGTTTGCCGGTTACAAATATTTTGAACTTGGCGACTTCATCATCCCGGCTTTGGAAATCTTTAAAGAGTTTGGACTGACAGGCATCATCAGCTTTGGCAAAGAAACTGCTGATCTGCGGATCATCAATACTGACAAGCCAGAGGAAGTAATCGTCATCGAATCACCCATGTCTACAGCAGCTTTAAAGGGCTGCCATGAGGTGCAAAACCTTGGAGCAGTGCAAACATACCTGCGCCGATATTTGTGGGTTGCTGCGCTTGAGATTGTTGAGCATGATGCTCTTGATTCATCTAAGCCAGTTGAAACAAAAAAAGTAGTTATCACGCCAGCACAAGGCATTGCTGATTCTCTGCCAGCAGAGGAACTTCAGTATCTGCAAGATTTGGCACAAGAAATCATGGCCTTGGACGGAAAGCAAGGTCTTGAGAGGATGGAAGCGGAGAACCTAGAAGCCGAGCAGAAGGTGGCTTTGTGGTCAATGCTTCCAAGCAAAGTAAGAAGTGAAATCAAGAAAGCAAAGGAATAACCATGCAATACGACAATTCAAATCGCGGAGCCATCTTTAAGAACGATGACAAGCAACAAGACAATCATCCTGATTACAAGGGAAGCCTCAACGTCAATGGCGTTGACCTCTGGGTGTCAGGATGGCTTAAAACGAGCGAGAAGACGGGTAAAAAGTTTATGAGCCTGTCGGTCAAGCCAAAGGACGCAGTGCCCGTTAAAAAGGCTTCTAAGCCTTCCAGCGGGTTTGATGACATGGATGATGATGTCCCTTTTAATTAAAACGGGTCTATAATGGTCGTATATCCATAAGCACAGGAGTACGGCATGACACGTTTGAAAGAGTGTTTTAAGTGCAAGTCCATCAAGCCATTAGAGGATTTTTACAAACATCCAATGATGGCTGATGGGCATCTCAACAAATGCAAAGTTTGTACCAAAAAAGATGTTGGAAGCCATCGTGAAAAAAATCTTGAAAAAATTCGAGAGTACGACAGAGAGCGCGGCAAGTTGCCGCATCGGATTAAGTTAGGAACTGAGGTAACAAGAGCATGGAGGGCAGAGGATAAGCGCAGACAGGCTGCTCATTCTGCTGTTGCAAGAGCAATTCGTTCTGGAGTTTTAACAAAAACCCCATGCGTTCGATGTGGAGCAGAAAAAGTTGAAGGGCATCACGAAGACTATGACAAACAATTGGAAATCATGTGGCTTTGCACTCCATGCCATAAACAGCGACACAAAGAATTGAGTGAAGAATATTGATTAACGGGGCTGAAAGCGGATGCTGCGTGATGACGCATGGCCCATAGCCATGAAGGTCGGCGCAGACGCAGCGAGTAAGCCCCACCTACAAGGAAAAACCATGAGTTACGCAGATGTCGAAATGAAAATTATCCAGTGGTCTGAGGCTCGGAAGATTATTCCGAACTCAACCCCTGACACGCAGCTTCTCAAGGCCATGTCTGAACTTGGTGAGTTGGCTGATGCCACCATCAAGAAAGACAAAGCAGGAATCATTGATGGCGTTGGTGATGTGATGGTCTGTCTGGTCAACTATTGCGCCTTGCAAGACATCAACTTGGTGACTTGCATAGAGAAAGCCTATGCCGAAATCAAAGACCGCAAAGGCACTCTGATGCCCAATGGCGTGTTCGTCAAGGAGTCGTAATGCTTTGCGATACTTGCCCAACACCAGAGGCTTGCTTGCAACATGGCTGTGCAACCATTGTGTATGTGTCTGCAACTGGATCAGCACTTGATAAACAAGTCTCTGGCAACCACTACAAGGACAAAGGCATCCAGCCGATTGTCTACATTCATGCAAACAATCTGGGTTTTTGTGCCGGAAATGTAGTGAAGTATGTGACTAGGTACAAGGAAAAAAACGGGGCTGCTGACATCAAGAAGGCAATCCATTACCTAGAGCTGCTGCTTGAATTGGAATACAAAGATGCTGCTGTTTGATGTTGCTAGATGTGATCCTGAACACCCGGATCACTATTGCCACAACTGCAAGCGGTATATCAACCACGCAAAACAGCAAATGGGCCAAAGAACACCTGTCGTGCTAGTGGAGACAAGTGCTTCTGAAGCCTGTTGCTACATCCCAATCAACCGCCTAGAACATCCAAAGCGTGCTTGATATGCTTGATACGGTCATCTAAACCAATTACGCCGCCATTGATCTTCTTGGTCATGGCGGTGTAGTCTTTTGCATCGGCCTCTTTGTTCAGGCCACGCTTGTTCCAGTACCATGCCGCTGAAAGTGCCGCATACTTTGGAGCCAAGACTAAATCAGGCGAGTGAATGAAGTCCATGCCCAAGGCATCCCCGCAAAGGGTATAGTTGTCCTTGCCAGTCAATTGGATGAGACCTCGGCCCTTGTAAAGACTGCCTTCACCTGTTTCTTCTGTACCGTTACCCATACGGCCACCATAAACCTTGTTGGCGATCTTGTCGGGGTTGCGGTGGTAAGGTTTTGCGGCTTCCAATGTGGGGAAACGTGAAGGCCACACACGGCACAAGCCCTCGGCGCTGTAGTTCAAATTTTCTTGCAGGGTCTTGAAGTTTCCAGACTCATGGGCGCATTGACCAATGAAAGCAGCCATCCGCAAGGGGGTGTTGATCTCATAGCGTTGGAAAGCCTCATTCAAAGGCTCCAACCAATCGTCATCAATGTGCAGCTCTTTGAGTTGTTCAGCAGTAATCACTTTGCGTCCTTGTCTTTCTTGTCAGATTTCATGTCCATAATCTTTTCCAATGTTCGCCCACCAAAGTAGAACGACATCACCAGCATTCCCCACTGTCCAAGCAACTCAACATACGACCTGTTTGTGTCGTAATCGAAAGCAGACATCATGGCAAATGTGAAATAGCCCCCAAGAATCAACAGAAGGGTCATAGGGCGAATGTTTTTGGACAGCCAAGAGTCAGATGACATATCTGCTTTTAAGCGGTCTGTGAGGTTGTTTTGCTCAGTCTCGAACAACTTGGTGTCATTAGCCATTTTGGCAAGCTCACCATCTTGAGCCATCTTTGCCAACTCCATCTGTGCTTTGGCTTTGGCTTCTGGGTCAGGTACTAGCTTGTCAATCAGCTTGCCACCCACTTCAAGTAATGCGGTCAATGGAAACATCAGTTACCCCTTTTGGTTAGCATGGCGCTGGCGATCTCCAGCATGAATTTCACTTGCTCAATGTTTTCAGGCTGCTGTGTCCAGCCCACCGTGATCTGTCCAACAAACCTGTGGCTGTCTGGTGGGACACTTACCCGGCAAGTAAACCCAACACCTTTTTCGATGTACCACAGGCCCACCTCAGACTGAGCGTATCGGTACTCGCCGCAAGGAATCTCGTTGGTCATCAACTTGATAATGTCAGCATTGTTGGACGCATTCTGGCTAAACAGGCCGACATCAATGTCTTCCACGGACTTGTCCCTGCCATCCTTGGTGTACGCCCTGTAAAGCACCCTGCTGCCAAACAATGGGTTGACCTTAAAGACAGCGACCACCGTTGCACCAGTTTTCTTGAACAGCATAGAACTGGCATCATCTGCTCGGCTGGTGTTGATCTCAGGCAGTTTCTTGGATTCTTTGTAGGCATCAAACATGAACTCTTGGTTCTGCCACAGGAAGTAGCCAGAGAAAGCCACCACGCCCATCACCAAGATGGCAAACAGCTTGAATGGGCTGTCCACATACCCAAGCACCTTGTCAAGTGTGGAGTTGGCGTTTAGCTTTTCGTCACTCATCGCAAATACCTGATGTATAAAACGATCCCGTAAATAATCAGCCCAGCAAGAACAACCGCAGCCATACCCATCGCAATGTATTCAGTAAGCCTTGCAATGGCTTTCTTGCGTCTTAGGGCTTCACGGGCAGCAGCTTCTTTGGCTTCTCTGCGCTTACGGGCAGCAATAGCTTGAAACTTCACCCAATCGTCCCACATACCGGGGCGACCAGCGTAGACCATGCGCTCACGCAACTCTTCTTCTTGCTGCTTGAGGCGCTCCAAAGCCATGAACTCTTCAAGGTCAGAGCTATTGCCCTTCTTGGTCGCGTTCTCTTGAATCTTGGCTTTGTTGTCAAAGTAGTCAAAGACCCGAGAGCCAAGCTGATGCAACTCCTTGCCGTTAGCCAAAGCGCCTTTGATAACCGCAAAAGCGGCATTGGCAGCAGCAATTTCTGCAATCATTTCAATACCTCAATCAGCACCCTGATCGTCCAAACAACAATGCCAACAATGAAGACTGCCGCGACAAAAGCCTCGGCAAAGTCTTTCACTTGAGTATCCAAACGGCAGAGAAGATTGTGCCACCCATAGACAGCAGCATCACGCCAGCAGTCTTGAGCATGATCGCTTCAAGACGCTTGAGCCGAGCATTGATTTGTTCATAACGAATAGCACAGACTTCTTCATGTGTAGACAGTCGTGCTTCTGTCGCGTTGATCGTAGTCATCCGTCACTCCATTTTTACTCGTCAGCAGGCAGTGGCGTGTTGCCCTCGTCCAGCCATTTCAGGTACTCGGCGTAGTCTGTGTTGGCGGGGTCGAAGGGGATGCAAGCGCCATCGAAGAGACGGCGAACAAACTGGCGACCGTCAAATGTCTCGGGAAGGGTTTTGTACATGCTTAAAGCTCCGCTGAAAGAATAAGACCAGACTCAATCTGTCCTACAGTCGAGGTTCCAGCACCTGCGGCAATCGTGGCGGTCTGATAGCCGTCCCCGTTTGCTTGTGGGCCTGAGTCAATTGCCGTAATTGAATAAAAGGCAACCCCCGGCTTGTGAAATCTAGACCCCGCAGGAAGTATTGCAGTGGGGGGCGCTCGCATTTCCACTTTTACATTGCAAGAACCAACGGCGTTAAGCTCATTGCCTGATTGCGTGGCCGCAAAGTACCCGCCTGTTTTTTGGTAATACCGTTGGCACTGAATCAACTGGCGACCGTAATCAATTCTTTGAAACGGGGAAGCAACGCTGCCAGCTTCAAGCTGAATGTTGCCAATTGTCCAAGTGCCTGAAGTCTGTGCGCCCACAGTCAAAAGAACCTCAACCCCTGTTGTGGCTGCGGCAGGGACTGCAAAAGTGGCGGTGTAATTTGTTACGGTGCTGTTAACGGTGAACGTGCCTGTGGCGATCTGCGTCTTGGTGGGTGTGCCAATGGTTCCAAAGGTGTCCGCTGTTGTGGCGTATGAAGCTGTCCATGTCACGGTTGTCAACAAGCTGTTTGCAAGGTCAACAGACAGTGTGGCGTTGCCACCAGCCAAGTCGTAAGAGTTCGACTGCTCAATACGTTGACCAACACCCACGGCTGTGACCGAAGCTGCGCCAGTGATCTGCATACGGTACTGTGTATTGCCAGCACCCGCCACCCGAGCAGCAGTGACGTTAGCGCCTGTGCTGTAGACAAAGAAACGATCAACAGCAGGGTATCCGGTAGACGCTGTAGGAACAGCCGTTCCAGCAGTTACGGTGGCCGATGTGGCTCGTTGAGCAATAGCCATGTTTGCATTCATCAGGCGATTTCGGAACCCCATTGAGTTCGCAGGTGCTGCCACGCCGTACAGGACAGCATTGCTGCCGCCTGATGCGTCTTTATAAGATGTTGCGTTTACGGTTGACATTACAGGCTCTCCACAATGGTTTTTAGTTCAGCCACGCCGGAAGCTGCATCAATCTGGGATTGCACAGCAGCGTATTTTTCACGCACAGCTTGACGGGCAGCTTCCGCAGCAGCGGCTTCCGATGGGATGGTGGCCTTTACGTCCAGAGGTGCGAACTCAGCAGTGCGCTTGGCTCTGCGAATGTCATGCACGATGACTTTGGCTTTGTCGAGGTTGACGGTAATCATGCTGTAAATTCCCATGCGTTACGGAATGTGCGGTCTGCGGGGATGTCAGAGGCATCCACGATCTTGTACGGCTTGCCAGCAGGAACGTCCTTGGCTGCAATGGCTTCGATGCTCAGGCCGCACTCAGGAGCGGGGATGATAACGGCCACGCCGCCATCGTCAGTGGGATAAATGATTCTTGAGTTCATTTGGGTTCCTTTGAGTCAGTGATGGCGTTATCGGAAAACAATACAAGCAACTACAGGAAAATCGGTATTTCCTCCGCTTGCATAAGCGGTCACAATGCGAAAACTGGTTGTAGAAGGAAGGATGTTTGATTGACCAAATGTAGCCCTAAAATTACCGTCAGGATTAGTGTCATTTTTAACGGCACCAATGCTTACTGCATAATCCGCATCAGGCATCGCCGTAGTGAAGTTGATCGTGTAATCGCCAGCGTTGTTGTCCGTGATGCTCGACACGTTACCACTTGCACGAATAGCCACAGTGCCTTGGCCGTTGAAGTTGACCCATGCGCGGCAGGTATAAGACGGAGCCGAACCTGTAGGCGTTGCCAAAACAGAAGAACCAAGCGTCACATCACCACTAAAGTTACCTGTTGTAGCGGTTACGGGCTGACCAGAAACAAGCATGGTTCCTGTTGCATCTGGCAGCGTCAGGGTTCGGTCGGTGTTGCTGTTTGGGCTTGCCAGTGTGAACGTGCCTGTGCCGGAGGCATTTCCGCTTAACGAAATCTTGCTCATGGTTGTGTTCCTTTCAGGGCGGTAATCTCAGCGCCTTGTGCGTCAACGATGGCCTTGAGTTCTTGGATGGCTGCGGTCAGTGTGGCAACCAAGAAGCTGGTGTCGATGCCTTGGTACTGAGGGTTGCCCTCAGCGTCCACCGCATCTTTTTCACCGGTTACACACTCAGGGACTACTGATTGCAGTTCGTGAGCAATGAAGCCCTCACCATCGGAGCCGTCAATTTTCCATTTGTAGGTCACAGGTTTGAGTGCGGCAACACGGGAAAGTGCGCCGGTCATGGGCTGGACGTTCTCTTTCAGACGGTAGTCGGATGATGTTACGTAAGAGGTCGCCGAGCCGTTAGTGTTGATCGAGCCAACAATTCCGTTACCGTTGTAGAAATAAATTTGTACGTTATTTCCGGTGTTGTTTACGCTGAATTTTGTATTCCCGTTTCCTGCACGAAGCTGAATACCGTCCGCTGCGCCTGAAACATCACTCGTAGTCCCCACCAGCAAGTTACCGCTGGAGTCGATACGGGCGCGTTCTGCGCCGTAGGAGTTCAGGATTAACTGCGAGCCATCAAGGACCAGCTTGTTCCAGTACGATGTTGACGCAGCGTAAGCGCGAATTGTTGCGTTGTGGGAGTCGTTGCTTGTTGCGTCAGTGTTGTAAATGGTCTGAACAACGCTGCCTGCGCGAACATCGAACTTTGTTCCTGGCGAACTCGTCCCAATACCCACGTTACCGCCAGTAGTCGTCACCAGCGTATCCGCAGGGGTCGTGTCAGCAAAGACTACACCGTCACCTGTGTAGCCACCATCGTTGGTGATGCCCGTTGTTCCATTCAAAACAATTGCCATGTCTTACCCCTTAAAGGACAACCCAGCGTGCGCCGCTGGAAACCGTAACCGTCACCCCTGAGTTTACCGTGATTGGCCCGGTACTCATAGCATTTCTTGTGGCTGGGATGGTGTAATTTGTCGTGATAGTCTGACCGTTTTCAATGAAGATTTCGTCAGTCCCACCACCAGTAGCACCACCACCAACAGAACCCCAAGCAGTGCCGCTGTAGCCCTCAAACTTTGACAGTGTGGTGTTGAATCGGAAGTAGCCAGCGGCAGGTGTACCGTCACGCTCTCCAGTATTGCCAGTTGCAATGATAGAAGAGCCAGTTGCAGCAGTCACGACAGCAAGGTTGATCTTGGCCTGAGCAGCAGTTGTCGCACCAGTACCACCACCAGCAACAGCACTTGCATCACCAGTTGTGCCAGCGTACAAGTCTTTGACCTGAGACATCAACTCACGAATGGCGTTGTTGATGCCACTCGGAGCGCAACCTTCAGCGATGTTAATGCCATCAATGTCGGTGTTGTTTGCTGGAGTTTCGCTCCATTCTGAGATTTTTACTTTTGGCATGGTTTACTCCGTTAGTCCAAATGTTGCGCCATAACCAAGCGAGATGGCTTTGCGTTGCAGTTCTTTGCTCAATGGCTCAACCGTGACCATTGATGCCTTTGTCATCAGTCGTGATGCAAGCTTTGGGTCAAGCATGGCATCCACCAACAATTCACGAATAGCATCGTCAGTGCCGTTGTATAGCCAATTCAATGGTGCGCCAATTTTTTGCATTGCCGGGGGAACTTCACCAAACATTTGTTTGCCAATGATCCCACCAATAATGTTTGCGGTGCTGATGTTTTTGAATGTATCAGAGCCGGGAACTTTTACAGCCCTAGCCAATACGCCAGAGTCCAAGTCTTGAGCAACTTTTGAAAGTGCAGCCATTTGAGACTTAGACAACTTTGTGTCTTTCTCGGCAGCACGAATTGCACGAGTAAATGATGGCTGAGAAATCAAGAAATCACCAACCCTTGAAGGGTCGGGTGTTGTTGAAAGAACTTTGCCTCGAAACTCTTGCGCCGCTTGCAATCTTTCAATGCCACGGCTTGATGTTGCAAACTTCTTCAAATAGTCTTGGTAACCGGGAGCAGCAGCTTCAATCGTATCGTCAACAGATTTGATGACTTGTTCAAGCTGGCCTTTTGCCAAGCTGTATTGCGAACCATCTTTATCAAGCAATCCTTGTGCAGCATCGCGCAGGTCTTTGCGAACCTCATACAAACGCTGTGGAGTTGTGCCTTCAGCAAGCTGCTCTTTAGCCCAATTCATTGTTTTCTTGACAGTGCCACGAGCGCCAGCGTCAGAAGCCAAGATGTCATCAATGGTCTTGTTGACGTTCAAAGCAACGGCAGATTGGAATGTCTCAGGCGTTACCGTTGATTGTGCAAATGCTTGTTCCCGCAAAGGCTGTGTAACTTCTGTGCGTTTTTGCACAGCTTGGTCAATTGCCGACTTGTCTTTTGCCAATCGGTCAAGTATAGCCATCCGCGCTTGGTTGGCCTCGCCAATTTGCGTTCCAAATCGACCTGTTGTATCAAGTGCGCGAATTGGAGTCTCAGCAGAAATCAAACCAATATCACGGGTTGCTTGTGCTGTTGTTGGGCGATAACCGGGGATTACTGGTGCAAATGTAGCGCCTGACTCAATAGCCTGATCTGCATTGGTTGCAAGGCTTCTAAGCACGTTACCAGTAATGGCTTCACGACCAGCTTGTGTAAATGGGCGCACAGACTCTTTAACAGCCCTTGTAGCGGCTGGAGCCAAACCAGTTGCACCGCCACCAAGCATGGAGCCGCCAAGACTGCCAATCAATTGCATCATTGGGCTTGCATCGCCTTCACGTGCAGCACCAGAGGCCAAAGCGCCACCAGTCGCAGCAGCGGCCTGAGTGCCAAGATTCTCAGAAAGAAATTTCTGAATTGCTGGAGCAGTGCGTTGAGCAATAGCAGCAGGCGCAGCAACAGCAGAGCCAGCACTTGTAATGTCTTGAATTACACGCTCTTGACCAGTACGAGGCTCAGGAAGACCCAATTGAGTCAACAGACGCTGGAGTTGACCAGCTTGACTTGGCTGACCAGTAATGGCGGCAACAGGCTCTGCAACCAACAGCGGCAAAGATGCAGCGCCAGTGATTGCAGCGCGACCGAACAAGCCAAGTTGACGCAGCAAATCAGAAGCATTGCCAGATTCCATTGTTGGCATCTTTGGCGGGGTCATTACCTTGTCAATAATCTCTTGTTTGGTAAGACCAGCATAAGGTGACTTGCTGACCTTTGGCGCTTGCACCTCTGGAACCCCAGCAAGCACTTTTAAAGCAGCGTCTGACATTGAAGACAAATCACCAGAAGCCAATGCCTCTAAGTCTTTGTCCGAAAGTTTAGATAGATCAGCCATCATTTCACTTTCTGCGTTTTGCAAGTTCAGCTCTTGCTTGCTCTGCAATGTCGCCACTACCTGATGCAAGTACATCAGCAAGAGGATTCAACAACAATTCTCCAGAGCCGCCAAGTTGCCTTGAAATGCTTGTGTAAGGAGCCTTTTGCGCTTCAAGGTTTTTTGCCTTGGATTGGACGATTTGACTTGCAACAGACAACAAACCATTGCGTTCTGAAGGCAACAAATCTTGACCAGAAAATGCTTTTTGTGCGTAAGACTTAATCGAGTCTGGAATTGATCGGTTGCCAAGAATCGTAGCTTTGTCGCCTTCTTGAACAGCGCCAGAAGGATCATAAATCTTGCCGATTGCGTAAATCAAAGCGCCATCAGCAGCCTTGTTTCCTGCGTTTCCTTGAGCAACAGCGGTTACTGCTGATTTATAACGGTCTGCCACTTCCATTGCGCCAGTATCTTTTACAACACTGCGCCAGTCCTTAACAACATCAGATTGTGCTTTTGCTACTGCTGTTGGGTCTTTCAAATCAACGGCAATTTTTGGAGCAGATGCAACTTTTTGTTGTGTCAAGAATTTAGCAAATTCAGGGTTTTGCTGTGCTGCCATGAACTCGCGCAAAGAGGTTGGCATTGCATCTTGCTTTGGAGCGCCAGAAGCAACTTCAGTTACTGCACCAGTAAATGGATCGCGCATGAATTGCTTTGCGCCTTCAGCAAGACTAAAGGTGTCGCCAGCCAAGCCCTTTTGAGCAGTCACCAACTCAGACAGTGTTTTGCGACCTTGTGGGCTTGCCATCAGTGCAGGGGCCAGTGCTTGAAAATCAAGACCAGCAGTACGACCAGCCACAGCAGGAGTCTCACCAATGTAGCGACCATCTTCCTCAACCATCTGAGCAGGAATGCCAGCAACGGCGGGTTGATAAGAACCAGCAATGGCGCGATCAATCTGAGCCTGACGAGTCAATGCCTCTTGCTCACGTTTGCGTTTCTCCAGCAAATCTTTCATCTGAAAGCCCTGCACTTGCTCTTGCAGTTGGTTTTGCATTGCAGACGAATACAGCTTCTGGCCTTGCTGCAAGCCTTCAGCAATTGATTGACCAGTGTTGCCACCTTGGAACAAACGAGCAGCCAATCCATACAAGGCTTGTGCTTGTGCGTCATCACGGTTGCGCTGGATGTCCTCTGGACTCATGCCCAAAAGACCAAGAGTCTGAGTGCCACCAGTGCCGAAAATGTCAAGTAATCCTGCCATGATTAGTCCTTAGAAGCCGTAAATGTCAGAAAGCATACTTTCAAATCCGACATCTCCAACGCCATACGCCGCAGAACTTAAAGCATTAGTAGTGGGGCCAAGGCCACTAAGCCAATTTGAACCAGAGTTCCACAAATTACTGATGCCAGTAGAGCCGCCAAGATTCTTATATACACCACCCAAAGTTGCAGCAGTGCCAAGCACGTTTTGCAGGGTAGATGTATCGGCAGAACCGCTTTGAGTTTGGCTTTTCAATGTTGCCATTGGGTTGCCGTACACGCTAGACAAGAAGGTTGCCAAGTTCTGCTGTGGTTGTTGCTGACCAAAGTTAAACCGAGCAATGTCGGACTGCAACTGCTGGCCTGTGTAGCCTTCACGGGCCTGACCAGCAGCCAGCAGATTCTGGATGTCCTGATAGTCAGCCTGAGCCATTGCAGGAGCAGCCATTGTTGCGGCTTGCTGTCGTGCGCGTTCGTCAGAGTAGTTCTGATAAGCCAGTTGACCAGCAGTGTTGCTCAGTTGCTGCGCCAGTTGACCAGAAGCACGATCTTGCAGCGTACCCATTGCACCAGAGCCGTATCGACCAGCCTTAGACGCAGCAGAGCCAATGTCGCCGATTGCTGTCTGGAACTGCTGTGTAGCAGCTTGCGCGGCAGGAGCAAAAGCGCCTTGAAAGAACGGATTGCCTGACAGGTAACTGCCGCCAATGGTGTTTCCAATTTGCTGCTGTGCTTGACCAACCAGTGGGCTGCCCTGCATTGCGCGATTCTCAAGCGCCTGAAGACCAGATTGAGTTGTGGCAGAAGGTGCAACGTAGGTCTGACCGGGGTAGTATTGAGGGCCACCAGCCTGATACAGACGCTGTGCCTCGCCCAATCCGTAGCTCAGAAATGGCTGGATTGTTGGATCAATTTGTGTGGAGGTGGTGACCGCCATGATTTAACTCCTAAAAGTTCTGGATTCCATGACGGGTGATCCGATGGAATCCATTATATACAGTTTACCCAACAACAACATAGGCGTATGTCTTGTTGGCCGTTGAATTTGCAAAGTGCGTGATTGTTGCTGAACCCTTGAATTGGGCGCTGACATAGACGTTTGCGTATGCCATCGGCGCAATGTATTGCACAGATATGATCGCCGCAGGGATTGCTGGCCTTGGGATTCCAGTATCAGCAGCGTAATGCTCAAGCGTCACGCCCACATCAGACACAGAACCAGCAATTTCAACGTAGTCGTTGGCATCTAGCTCAACAAAAATGCTCATGTAGCCAATCATTGCAGCAGGGTCGCCCGTTGACTTCCTTGGCGGTATACCAAACCGAGAACCAGAACGAACGACATCAGCACCATTTACTCGATACCAAACATCAGCATATTGGTGGTCATTTGTGCTGTTTTGCAGTTGTAACGAAAAATTGACGTTGTAAGTGCCGCCGTTTCTTACGTTGATTCTTGTGCTATTTGACAGATAAACGCCATTGGATAGCTCTGTCGTATCCCACAAAACCACTGCACTTGTTCCTATGCTTGGCGCAATCTGGTCTGTATTATTTGAAAACTGACCATAAGGAGCAGCATCTTGCTCGGCAGCATCAGAAAACGGAATCAAGATGATCTTGCTGTCAGGGCTGATGCGCTCGTCATAAAGCGTTGTGGTTGTGGCGTTTCCAGTGGCAAGGGTGATTGTCCCTGTGTTGTTGGTCTTGCCGTTCATCGCTCCATTGACAATCTCGGCAACAACCCGAGGGTCTTGACCAAATGGCGGCAGAAGGCGAAATTGGTTCATCGTGTACCCTGACCAGACAAATCAATATCCAAACCAACAGCCGTTGTCCAACCAACACCAGTTGGCACAACCCTAAACCGATGATAGTTGCCATTTGAGCGCAAAGACACACGGTTTTCGTAGTCGGCAGCAACAGCAGTTCCAAACGATGGCTGTTCGCTCAAAAGCGTTCTAGAAGCCACAGAAACGGTCGCAGAGCCACCATCTACCTGTGGCCGAGCCAATGTCACCACCGAGCGCCCACCAGCGTTTAAATCGCCTGTAATCAGTTGACCAGTAGCAGGTTGCCCGTTGTACGTCACGACATAAGCGCCAGAAGTACCGCCAAGGAAATACTTGCCGCCCATATAAAGAATCGAATCAAGGCTTACGGCCAGCGCATCAATGCTTGACGAGATTGAGTCAAGCTCTTCCAGAGTAGAGGCAGAAGTTGAAGCATCAGAGATGTAATCAGCACCGGCATCACCATAAGTCCACTTCTTGGTGGTGAAGTTATAGATGATTAGCTGGCGCTGTGCAAAGATCGTCTTGAAGTTCCAAATAATCAGTTTACGGACAGGATCAACGGCAGCACTCATGGTGTCAAAGCCGGATTCGTCAGCATTCAGAAAGAACCAGCGATCAACCTTCTCAGCGCCAATGGCTTGAATCTGTTGCCCATCGCACATATAAAAGCCATCGTCAGACAAGAAGAAGCTAATGCCTTGAAGCTGTGCAATAGAGCCAGCGGCCACACAACCCTTGCCACGCGAGATGTTGTCAAACTGGAAAATGAAAGGTGTGCCGACATAGCTCATGCGGCTGATGCCCTTTTCCATGAACACCAAACCAAACTCACCACCACGAATGCCAACAATCTGTCCGCCATCAGGAATGTCTTGGTAGTCAGCTTGCGTGACTTGACTAGAACCCCACTCAGTCTCATCGTTGATACCAGACCAGCGAACACGGTTTGGATAAGCGACAGTTGATTCGGTAGTAAACGCAGTGACAACAAAGTCACGCACCACGGTCAAATACTTGCAGATTGGAGCAGATGCATCAAGGTCAGCAAACGCTGTAGATGTTCCCAATGTGTAGGCTTGCATTGGGTTGCTGTTGTTTGTGCCAATGATGACGTTGCCAAACTGAGTAAAGCGGAAGCGATCAGCGTTTGCGTTTGGCGAGTAGCCACCAGACTTTGACACATTGGTCATTGCGCCAACACCAGAAACGTCATAAATCTTGGTCGAGCCAGCAGCAAACAGCTTTGTTGTGTTGGCTGGAGTCTTACCGGCAACAAGGGTTGTCAGGTCTTCAGCCGCAGCAGCAGAGAATCTTGCGGCACTTGGCAACGGGCCATAACCAATAGCCTGAGAAACCACGTTCTTAGCATCAGTCAAAGCGCCAGAGATTCCCGGCTGGTCAGGCATCCATTCGCCAAATGTTAGTTTTGTAGTTGCCATGAATTATTCCCGTTTGATGCCTGTGACCAAGTGTTGTTTGACGCTGGAATATCAGTCCATACGTTGTCAGAAACGCTTATCTCAGTCCATGTGTTCTCGTTGCTTGGTGCTACCGTCCAAGTGTTATCAGATTCAGCGTCATCGGCCCAATTATGTCCATTTGTTGCAGAAACAGAAATTGTCGCTGTCGCAGAAACAGAAGCCAAGCCAGCATAAATAGCACCAGCCAATGCGGTTACTTGCGCGTCACACTCAACCGATGCAGCGCCATCAGCAACAATACCACCGAGAGCAGTTACCGTTGCAACACAAGACACAGCAACATCAGCGGTACGCACACGCACAGCATCAGCGGTGACAGTTGCATCTGCCGTAACGCTTGCCGCAGCGTTTGCCACAATACCGCCAAGAGCCGTGACAGTAGCGTTCGCCGTAATTGCGGCATCAGCAAACTGAACTCTTGTGCCACTAGCCGCAACAGTCGCATTAGCGGTTACAGCGCCAGCGCCATTCCGAATCCGAGTTGCATCAGCAGTGACGGTAGCATTAGCAGTGACAGCGGCATTTGCGAACTGAACACGGGTTGCGTCAGCAGTTACTGTCGCCAATGCGGTGACGCTTGCGTTGGCAAGTTGCACCCTAATTGCAGACGCAGAAACACTTGCAGTTGCCGTTATGCTTGCAGAGGCAGTTTGAACCCGAGTGGCTTGGGCGCTTACAGTAGCTGCGGCATTGACCGAGCCGTAAGCATCCCAAAGCGTGACCGATGTTATGTAGAGTTCGCTATCCAGCGTGAGCGTCAGATCGTCAAGACTAGCCTTTAGCTGGTCAAGACTATCTATCGTCCACGGTGGGAGCAAATCAGCCATATCAAGCCAGAGTGACGCTCAATGAACCAATGGCGACACGGAAAACGTCACCAGTTGCAATAGCTTTCGATGCATCCAAGGCAGTGTGATACAGCAAGTTGCCAGAGGTAGATGCGTCACGAATTCCGATGTAAGCAACAGTGCCCCAAGAGCCAGTGGCTTGAGGAAACTCAATCGCAGCAGTGTTTGTCGATGCGCCGTTAGAAGGTGCGCCGAAAGTGATGGATTGACGCTCGTATGCGTTGCCAGTCACTTCAGTGCCAGTGTCGGCATCAGTTGGATCGCTTGTGTAGAGCGCCAGATACACAGTCGCTGGCGATGTGTAAGAAGTGTTGCGGAGAGTAGCGTTGATAAGCGCATTCTCCAAGAAGTTCGACATTTCAGCCATGATTTACCTCACAAAGTTGTTTGGATTACAAGGGGTACGCCTGAATACTGACCTTGTTCATCAGAGCGTGTGATTGATGCCATAGCGCGATCAAACATAGTTCCCCATGTGTTGATTCGTGCGTCATCCATAAGGTACGGGGCAGCTTCAAGCAAAGCGCCGTACAGCAAGGCATCTGGCGTATTAGCCAAGAAAGCATTGCTGGTATTGCTGTCACTCAGGAATACTGGTGCAGCAAAGTAAAACATCTTCAATGTGTACACAGTATCTGGGATTGGAGCCAACTGAAAGTCGTTAGCAAGCACCGTGTAATCCACTGGCTTGCCAATCTCCCATGTGCGGGTGTTTCGGTTAAACGCCGATGGACTGTAGTAGTTCAATGGACGAACAGGATTGCCAACTACCACAAAGTCACGCACCTCAAGAAAGTCGCTTGGCAATTCCACTGTCTCATCATTGGCAACAGTAGAAGTTGTGACGGACTTCAGCATCTGGCGAATACGCAGATCACGGCGCAAGCGCAACTCAGCCAAACGAATGAAGTCTGGAATCTGTGTGGTCAGGTCTGTACGGGCCAGATAACCAGCGATGGTTGTTTTCAACTCAGAGTAACTTGTGAAGCTCATTTAAATTACTCCCGGACGAGTGCGCCATGCTCGGTTGTCTGGGTTGTTTAACCACATTGCGAACCGAGTGTTGTCGATAACGTGAAACCCACGCATGATTCCCTGATTGTTTAGGTCATCAATTGCAGTCAATGGAATGGATGCTACTTTGTTGCCATACAGCTCGTCAGACCACTTGGCCCGTTCGTCATAGCTGTTAAATTCTTGCTTGTTGCGCTCAACAATGGCAGATACATCTTGAGCAGTTTGAATGACCAAACCGCCTTCACCATCAGCATGAGCAACAGATTTGCGAAATGTAGGGTTTTCCATAATTGCAATTCTATCATTGGCATGGTAAATAAAAAAGCCCCATCAAACGACATGGCTCCACGTTCTTCCAATTCTTACGCCCCTGACGCAGTTAGACGAAACACCAAGCTCCCTTGCAATTACGGCATGAGGGAGATTGCTTTGGCGTATTAATCTTACTTTTTCCTCGTTCAGCAGTGACTTGCCGTTTCCAAGGCCAACAGGAGCAACCGTCCTTTTTCGACCTTTTGCAATCATATCTTGAGTATTTTCCTTGGGCGTTCCAAGAATCAGATGCTCAGGATTGGTACATTCTGGATTGTCACACTTGTGCATGACGAACATTCCTTCAGGGATTTCTTGGCTGTTGTGCAACATCCATGAGAAACGATGCGCCAAAAAATCTCCATCTTTTTTTGCACCCTTAGAAAAAGCACCGTAACCGTTTTTCTTTTTTCCTTTCCAACTCCAACATCCTTCTGTTTTCTCAACAAAACGCCAAAATCTTTCTTCTGGTGGCGCTTGATTCTTAAACCCTGCAAGTGGGTTCCCATGCTTTCTGTTTCTCTGATAGTGCATATGGCAAAAGCCATGAGCGTAAATTGTCTTGTCGCAGTTTTCAACAGTACACATAAAAATGCCCCCACAAGTTAATGTGAGGGCATTATATCAGGTCTAAGCCTGTCCCGTGTTACGAGAGATCTGCAATGATGCCGTGAGCAGCTTGGTTCTTGACTTCCAGAGTCAATTCAGCCAACAGTTGGGTCTTCTCGCTGTCGCCAGTCTTAGCCAATTCAATGGTTTCGAAAGGACGCAGATAAGCCACAGCAGCCATGTCGGGATCGACCAAGAAAGCTGTCTCATCGCCAGCGTTGGTGCTGTTCATAAAGCGGTTAGGCACAACCGAAATAGTGCCGAAATCGCTCATGTACACATCAGCAGCGCCGATGATGGTTGTTGGTTGGTCGGAAGTAGCCATGTAACGCTGTGCAGCGATACCAGCAAATGCCGAAACCAACTGCTTGTGAGCAGGGTTGACCATCAACACTTTTGGCGAACCGCCAGAGGTGTACACCTCGGCAACCACGGTCTTCAGCAGGGTTTCTGTGAAGGTGCGATCAGTACCGTCAACACGGGCAGTTGTACCAGCAGAGCCAGCAACACCGTCAGTGCCACCGTCATAGTTGGTGTTCAGCCAAGCTTGCAGACCGCCCAAAGTGCGAGCAGTGCTGGAGTTACCAGCGGCAGCCACTTGGTTGGACAACAGAGTCAGTTCAATGTTGCGCTTCAATTCAGCCGACACTTTAGCCAACTGGTAAGCCTTTTCAGACTTACGACCAGCTTTGTCAACAGCTTCCAGAGTGCCAGCGACAGCGACAGACTTAGTGAAAATCTGTGTGCGGTTGCCGATACGGGTTGTTGGCGAGGCAGTGATGCTAGATGCATCAGCACCTTCAACAGCGCCACCCAGAGCAGCAGCGGCCAAAGAGTCAGTCTGCCACTCGTGATAAGTTGCAGTTGCTTTGGTCTTGCCGATGGAAGACATGAAAGGCGTGTCAGTGGGGCTGATGTTATAGATAACGTCAGAGAGGTCTTCGCGCATACCGATGGCGGTATAGGTTTGATAGGTTGCCATGTTAAAGCTCCAAAAATTTAAAGGAATCGTTCAAATGCAGCAGCAGCATCACGGACTTTGCCGGTTTGACGTAGCTTTTGCATCACTTGCTTTTCTTGCGATGACTTAGTGTTTGGCGTTGAAGTTCCGGGCTTGAGCATCTTTGGGGCTTGCTGGACTTTCTTCAAAGTCTCCGGCTTACCCTTTTGAAGTTGCTCAAACTTCATCGCTTTATACAAAGTCAGCACAGCGCGGTGGTCATACACTGAGGAGAGTTCTTGATCTGACCAGCCAACAGATCGTGCGTATTCACGGATTTCTTTCCGAATCGCATCACCTTTTGGCGTAGACAGCTCTGGGATCACAGACGCTAGCTTCTCTGATTCAGACTTGAGATGTTTTTGCAGATTCTGCTGTTGCTCCGCTTGTTGCTGTTGGGCAATGCGTTGCTGTTCGGCACGAACTACTGCAAGTTGTTTCTCACGCTGACTCTGTTCCGCCACCTTAACGGCATAGCCGATAGGGTCTGTTTCTTTCAAAACTTCTAAATCCTCACCCCGATTCTGCTGGCTCAAGAAGCTATCGAGTGCCTGTAGTTTCTGGGCGTATGCTTGTCGCTCTTGTTTTACTTGCTCAAGATGTTGGCGCTCGGCATCAATTGCTTTGCGTTGTTCAGCCAGAGCCTGAGATTTTTGTGTGTAATCCTTGCTGCGCTGATAGCCGTTGATTAGTTCGTCAAGTTCGACCTCGACTTCCTCACCACCGACCTTTGCCTTGTAGCGGGGCTTTACTTCCTCTACAGGCTCTGATTCGTCCGAATACTCAGATTCCTCAGATTCAACTTCACCAGTCGTTTCAAGTTCTTCGGATTGTTCTTCAGGTTGGCCTTGTTCGGCTCCATCGTCACTACCCATCAAACCCAGAAACGCATTGGCGGCTTGGTTTACGCTTAGGCTTTCACTCCCCGAGGGGTTGGTGTTTTCCATTTGTTATCTCAGTTTTCGCCAGAAACCGTCTGGACTGCGGGTGAGTTTCCTCACAGAATCTTCCACTTCTTTTCCTGTATCTTGGTTTCTGCGGCAATGCCTTGCAAGTGTCCAAGGAACAGGTCAAGTGTCTTGATGTGACTATAAGCGGCCTCGCGCTCTGTAATCTCATCTCGATTTGTGTTAATTATCACACTAATCTGCTGATTTTTCAAATCATCCATGACTTTTATGAAAAAGTCATCCTTCAACAGATTGTTTGCCCATTCAGCTTGGAGTTTTTTGTCCATCCTTAGTCTTTCAAAAACAATCCGATTGCCAAAAATTGGACATTGCGTCCTACAAATGTTAAGCCAGTTTTTAGGCTTCTATGCTTGCCAGTTGCAAAATTGACGTAATCTTTAAATTCTTGGTAATGGTTAGCTGCTTTCCCTTGGCTAATTGCCTTATTGCCGCAGTAACGATAGCCTCTACGAATGGCCTCGCCCCACCACTTTCCATGCAAATGCCGAACGCACCATTTAATGGCGTTAAACTTTTCTTGCTTTGTGAACGCACCAGAATTTACAGCGTGTGTTGCAATAACGCAGCTACCGCTGCCTCCACCACCGCCACCAGAATCAGCGCCGACATTTCCAACACCCATTCCATCCATACCAACACCATCGGCAGCAGCTACACCAGAAGCAGCGGCATCGGCGGCAGCAGATGAAGCAGTTCCAAGACCACCACCGTCTGCATCAGCGGCATCAGCGGCTGCGGCATTGGCGGCATCAGCAGCGGCGGCAGCAGCAGCAGAAGCACTTGCACCACCAATAGCAGCATCAGCAGCAGCTTGTGCGGCAGCACCAATAGCCGCATCAGAGTGTCCAGCAGCAGCGGCTGAGGCGGCGGCAGCAGCAGCGGCAGCGGCAGCAGATCCACCAGTCGCGCCAGTAGCTCCTTGAGCAGCTTGTGCGGCAGATACTGCGGCAGCAGTTGACTGGTTTGCAGCAGACAATGAATCAACAGCAGCAGCAAGTGCAGCGGCGTTTGCCGGGGTGTTTGCCAGCCCCATTTGTGCGGCTACAAGCGCCTGATTAAACGCAGCAGCTTGGGCATTGCTTTGATTGTTGATTGCATTGGCAATGTTCTGTTTACCAACAACATTAGAGATTAGACCAAGCGGCAAACCAGTCATAGCGCCAAGAGCCATTGCGCCAATGCTTACGCCTGTTGTTCCTATGTTAGAAGATGTTGCCAATCCAGCATCATCAACAGAGACACTATTAGATCCAGAATTACCACCGAAACCTCCGTAAGATTCAAACGGGACACCAGAGTCAATCTGAGAAATCAAGTCAGATAGCTTCTGATTGTTGATCCCTTCATAAACACTTTTATCAAAAGCCGCAGGAACAAAAGAAGGGCCAGAAATCTGGTTCAATCGTCCATATTCTGGAATTTGCTCAATGTCGCCAAAGCTAGGCGATCCAGTGATGTACCGGCTTGCGCCACCAACAGAAGGCCCATAAGACCCAAGATTAATTGGCTGGTACTGACTGGAGATGCCAGAGATGATCTGGTCAATAGACGGGGCTCTCACATTTGCTGGAACAACACCAGAAAAGGCATTTTGATTTTGACCAAGGATGTTTGTGAGTTCTTGATAGTTCATAAATCACCCCGGAATTTCCACGTTTGATGTGATGCCAGCGCCGACCTTCATGGCCTTCAGTTGCGCCTCTGCTTCAAACTCTTGCTGCTTCATCAAGAAGTGCATATTCATTTTCTCACGCTCAAGTTGCAACTTGGACGCTTCTTTCTCGCGCATGATCTCAAGTTCAGCAGCGGCTTTCTCACGCTGAAGCTGCAACTCAAGTGCGGCCTTCTCTCGCTCAAACTGCATATCAGCTTGCATCTTGGCTTGCTGCATTTGCATATCGGCTTGAAACTTAGCCTGTTGCGCTTGAATCTCGGCCTGAGTCTTTGCCATGTAAGCCTGAACTTCTGGAGGCATTGGCGGCTCTTGCGGAGGTGGATTAGAAAACTGCTGGTCTTGCTCTGGGCTGATTGGCTTAAAGAACTCAGCGGAGTCTTTGAAGCCAGCAGCCTCGACCATACGGCCAAGAGTGCCACGGTACTGACCAAAGCTCACAAACGGGTTTGCAGGGCCATATTGCCCAATCATCTGCTCTTGCTTTGCCATCACCATCTGGAGCATTGCCATCTGCTGGTCACGGTTGCCGTTGCCCAAGCCCACGTTGATTGAGATGTCAAACTTGTTGGCCCATGTGCGGGGATCGACAGTGACATAAGTACCGCGCAAGCGAATGATTCGCTCTTTCTGCTGGTACTTGCTGACCAAGTGCATGATGCCTTCAAACAGCTCTTTCACGCCTGATTCGGCAAAGATACGGGCGATCAACTCAATCTTGCCAGAGCCAGCTTGCTGCATGGATGCCACGGCTGCGGCAGTCACGTTCTGCAAGATGTTGGGGTCAAGACCTTGTGACAACTC